AAACGAGCATATGCATTACCAGCAGCCAAATATAAATTAACTGGAACACCTGCTGTACTTAATCCTTGTCTATCACCTATGGGTTGAAAAGCACCAAATGCTTGTTGATTTATAGTAAATGGAAGTCCATTTATATCAGCAATACCAGCAGCAGTTCCTTTGCTACTTAAACTACAATGACATGAAACATATACAGCACTTCCTATTTTTACATATTTTCCATTTTGTACATTATGGGTAATGCCTGTTGAACTTTGACCAAAAGTAATGCTTGGAGTCCAAGTACCTTCTTCATAATCTTCAAGTTTGTTTCCTGCTGCTGTTCCGCCTAGATAAGCACCACCTGAAAGATATAGGTCTTTCCATTTACTTGTTGGACTTCCTAAACCAACAACCCCCGTATCAGCAGCAGCAGGTTCAAAATTGTCTTTGTATGCTTGAACTGTTCGCCTAGTAGTGTTGTCGTTATTTCCAAACTCTAGCTTTATTGCTGCTCCTGCTGTTTCAGGAACATTAATTTGTAGACTTCCTGTATTTGTACCCAAAATCATATTATTAACAGACGAAGCACCTGCATTAGAACCAAAACCTAATACACCTTTTGCTGTATTATTATTTCTAAATTGTAAGTAGCCACCACTTGCTGAAGAACCATCAAAAACAGCAATAGCAGCACTATCACTATCTACTGTAAATGTAGCTGAACCAAGAGGTGATGTACCACCAACAATAACAGCACCAGTTGACGTTATTCTCATATGCTCATTTTGTGAGCCTTGATCTTGTCTAGTTTTAAATACTAAAGCACCACCATATTCATTATGAGTTGCTGTTTCTTTACTAGCTTCTATAGAAGCAAAAGCTGTTGTACTACCACCTGTTTGATAAACACCACTAAAATTAATTGCACCACCAACACCAGCAGCTAAAGATGTTGTATCAGTTACAGATATATTATTTGTTGGTATTCCTGCTACTAATTGTTTTTCAAAATTTAAGTCCAGTTTACTATTTAAAGTTGTAGTTCCACTTTCTGTAATATTGAATAAAACATTAGTGTTAGCTGCAGTATCTTGATTATGTCCTATAGTAAATGCTTCTGCTGTACCATCATTATTAGAATCAATATTTATTCTTAATGCATTAGGTGAATTAATTACAAAGTTTTGACTTGTTGGGCAAGTAAAGCCACTAGCAGCAATAGTCATACTATTAACTGTTCCTGTTACACCTAAATTAGAACCATCATAAGTAAGACCACTTTCAGCTTCTAAAGTATCAGCAGTATCACTACCTGTAATAACTCTGTTGTTAGCATTATTGTTAATAGTTGTTCCAGTACCAGTAGCATCTTCCCAAGCAATGCCACTTCCTGTAGAGGTAAGAACTTGACCATCAGTACCTTGTGAACCTGCAACTGTAAGATTATCAAGTTCAACTGTACCAGTTACGTCTATGCCTGAAGAGGTTGTGGCTAGTCTTGTAGAATTATTATGCCTTAACAATATTGGCTGGTCAGCATTAGTTGTAATCTGAAAGTTAGTGCCACCATAAAATATTCTTGCATCAAAGTCATCATTAAAAGGAGTTTTAAAATCTACATATCCACCACTTGCACCACCTAATTCAATATTTCCATAGCCTGTAGCATCATTAACATTAATAGTAGTATCAACTATCAAAGTTCCTGTAATATCTACTCCAGTGCTACTTGTAGCTAATTTTTCTGTATTATCATAATAAAGTTTTACCCAACCATCACTATTATTACCTACTACGAAATTTTTTGTTCCATCATTATTTTGTAGTAATAATTGATTACTTCCTCTTATATGCAAATTACCTGTTCCAACTTCATCTATATAACTATTAGAACCATCATGATAAATCTGTAAATCATTACTAACACCAAACTTTAATCTATCATCAGTAGCACTAGAACTATCTCCAAACCGAATCATATTACCATTAGATGCTAAATCACCACCTAATTGTGGAGTTGTATCTTCTACAACATTGTTAATAGAAACAGCTTGTACTCTTGCATCAGTGTAATAAAGGTTAGAGCCTTCACTAAGGTCTGAGGTAGATTTAGTTCCCAATCTAGTATCAAATCTTGCATCGGTATAATAAAGGTTGGTGCCTTCAGATAAATCTGATGTTGAGAAAGATGATAAAGATACTGTTGCATCTATTGCACCATCACCAGCATCATCATAAACAAATGAAATACCAGTATGTGAGCCATTCGTTACAAACTGACCAGCTACAACATCTTGTACTCTTTCGGTAGTATGATATAAATTTGTCCCTTCAGATAAATCAGATGTAGACTTAGAACTTAAATCTAAATTAGCTCCTGTTTGTAAATTAACCCTTGCATCTGCTCTATTATTTGTGTAATAAATATTTGTAGAACCTTCTGCAATATCATCTGAGTCAAGAACAACTGCTCCTGTTTGTGTATTAACACTAGTTACTGGTGAAGTACCAGCAGTAAAACTAATAACACCAGTGGTGCTATTGTAAGCAATATCTCCACTTGCAGAAATAGAAGTTCTTGCTCTTCCAGTTGTAAAATATTGGTTTGTTGATCCTTCTGAAATGTCATCTGTATCTAAAACAACAACACCAGTTTGAGTATTTACACTTGTTACTGGCGTACCAGCACTAAAACTAATAACACCAGTTGTGCTATTGTAAGAAATATCACCTGTTGCAGAAATAGCAGCTCTTGCTCTTGCATCTGTATAATAAAGGTTGGTATTTTCAGTTAGGTTTGCAGTCGTAAAATTAGATATATCTGATACTTGTCCAGTTACATTACCTGTAACATTACCTTCAACATTAACAACCAAAGTACCAAGTGAATTAAGTGTTATATTTCCTGTTGAAGTACCATCTGCTGTAGTAAGACCCATTGTAAATTTATCAGCAGACTCATCCCACATAAAGATACCATTATCTTGATTACCTCTATTTATAAGCATACCTGAATCATTTACAGGACTACCTGTTAATCCTGCATTAAGCTGGAATAAGTTATCTTCTATATCTAGGTTTGTTGTATCAAGAGATGTAAGAGTTCCATTAACAGTAAGATTACCTGCAACTGTTAAGCTGTCTGCAATCTGAACATCATCAGGTAGTGTTAGTGTTATGTCTGCAGACTCACTACCACTTCCTGACACTGTAATCTTATTAGCAGTTCCTGTAATTGTTTGAACATAGTTACCTGTTGTATCAGTTCCTAATGCAACAGAATTAGCACTAACGCTTGTTGCTTGTATTCCTAATGCATCAACAAATGATTTAGTAACTCTAGCATCAATAGCTGAATTTGCTCTTGTATCTGTATAGTATAAATTTGTGTTTTCAGTTAAATCAGCAGTTGTTTTATTACCAAATGCAGAATCAAATCTTGTCGTTGTGTAATATAAATTTGTGCCTTCTGATAAATCGCTTGTTGATTTAGCTGTAAATGCAGAATCAAATCTAGCTTGCGTATAATATAAGTTTGTATTCTCAACAACTATAGAAGTATCAAGTGTTGATGTAACCGCTTGATTAGAGCCATTACCTATAAATATCTTGCCATTATCTAAGTTAGGAGTAGCGTTGCTTCTTCCAGCACCACCTACTTTAATAGAACCATTAACAGCATGACTTCTTAATACTTTACCTATGTTTTGTATTTGTGCTGATTCTCCACTTGGAGCTGTAGTTGTATATTCACCTGCTGTTGTAGATACATAAAGTATTTCACCAACTGATTCATTAGAAGTATCAATAGATGTTAAATTACCAAAAGTAACTATTTGTAGATTGTTATTAGCATTAGCATCTTCTATTGCCATACCAAATGCAGGCATTTTAGAAGCATCATCAGCCTTTGCTTTACCTACTGTAGTTGTATTTCCTGAAACACCTGACACATAAACAACATCACCTTTAGATAATGCTACATCTGCTTTTGCTGTAAATCTAACAGCACCATCAATATCACCAACAAATTCATCTGTTGCAGTAATTAAATTAAAAGTAACATCATCAGTTGTAGCTACAGCTTGTCCTATAGCAATACTAGGAGTAGAACCTTCACCAGTTCCACCTGTTACTGTTACACCAGTTCCACCTGACATAGATTCAACATAATCACCAGTTGTATCAGTTCCTAAAGTAATAGAATTAATTTGCACAACTGTATCTATATCAACATTAGCACTACCATCAAAAGATACTGATCCCACAACATCACCTGATAAAGATATAGTTCTAGCTGTACTTAGGGTATCAGCAGAATCAGCATTACCTGTTAAGTCTCCAGTTACATTACCAGTAACATTACCTGTTAAGTTACCAGTGACATCACCTGTCAAATTGCCTGTAAATGTATTAGATGCAGTAATACTAACACCTGTAGTAACCCAAGCATTATCAGCAGCGTTTCTAATCTTTAATACACTGCTTGATGTATCTACCCATAATTGATGGGCAAATGTAGTTGATGGTTCTGTTGCTCCACTGTTTGTAGTTGCAATAGCAGATAAAGCATTGTTTAAATCTGCTCTAAAGTTTGCACCTGTTTGGTTTGCTATGTTGTAATCGTGTTGTGCCATATTAAAATCTCTTTTGTATTAATTTTATACCTATCTTAAATATTTATAAATTCTTTTTCATTAGTAAATCATTTTTTTATTCATTCAGTTTCAGTAGGATTAGGAGCACCATATAATAAATTTGTAAATGCATAATTAATATTGTCATTACTTTCATAAAAGCTATTAATCCAATCCTCTGCTATTTCATTTGTTACTTCATCTATATCAATAAAAGATTCATTAGATGTGTTAATTTGAGAGGGATTAAAACAAATCATTTCATCTTCTAATGTATAAGTATTACCACTACCATCATTATCAGTACCTACCAATCTGTAATGAATGTTATATACAATACTTTTACCGCCTTCCTCTATTGGTTTTGCATAAATATTTTTAACTGTAACCTCAGTTGAAAAAGTATGAACATCTGAAACATTATCATTCCATGGCATTTTTATCTCCTATGTACTAAATTTAACCAATCTAACATCACATCCACCAATATATTGTGTATTACTATCACCTTCTGCATATATAAAAAAGTTTAATGTACCTGTGCCTGTATATCGAAAAGCTATAGGAATATTCCCACTATCTTTTGATGTAGTTAATCTACTTCCACTAATCCATCCACCAGTTAAATATACTAAATCTGTAGAAACGTAAATAGCATGAGAAGCACTTTCTGTAATTTTAGTAACATCATAAAATGAAACTACTGTATTAACATCGTAACCAGCTCCTGAACCATAAGTGCCATCTGACACTAGAAAACTTATATTTTTAACTTGTCCAGCAAAAGAGCCTTTGTATACTCTTACATAGCCAGTATAAAAACCTGCTTCTGATCCTATTTCTGCTACATGGCGATAATTAAAATCGTTTTCATTCCAATAGCCTAAAGTAGTACCTGTTTTTTCACCGCCATTAGTAGGTAAAAATAAATTAGTAGTAATAATCTTGCTTGCTTGTATAGTATTTGCCTGAATATCAATACCACCTACAGGTTCATTGACTATAGTAAATGGTAGGGTGGCTGCATCTGATTCTGAACCTAATACATTTAAAGAAGTAACGCTTGCTGTATATGAGCCAACTGGTAAGAATTTTAAATCACAATTATTAATATCTACCAATCTATTCATTACTTGATTAGGCGTTGTTTCATCATCAACAATATTTACCCTGTATTGATAATCGGGAAAATCAGTTGGTAAATCCCATGTTAAAAAAGGTCTACCTGTTGAACTTGACAAAGTATCAGTAAAAGATAAATTTGTTGGCGGTTTAACTGCGTAAGCTGAAGGTGGATTTGATTTATCTTCAACTGGTTCTTGAGCTGGAACTTCCCATGTATATACATCAAAGTATTCAATTAAACTAACTGCTACTAATCCATTAGGCTGTAATTCTAATGCTTCAACCCTGCAAAACTTACCTGAGAATCCTAATGGCGTATATGATAGTGTTACTATATCTCCTACATTAAGTTTATACATTTCAGGAGTTCCTAAAAACTGCATAGTTGTTTGATTTCTACTTCTTGTAAGAATTGCTTTACCCATGTTGTAAGCAATATATGGATTTGTAATCCAAGGAAATTCAGCCTTAACTTCTAATATTTCATCGCCATCATCTGAATAATATTCAGGAGATGCATCATGTAAAACAATTGCTGTATCTAGTTCATAGTTTTTATTGGCATTAAAAAATTCAACAATAACTTTATTTGCTTTATTATCTTTTTTACCATAATCAACTGATATACCAACATCAGCAATAATATGTTCATCAGTTATTGTAAATGTTGATGAGCCTGTATCTTCTATTTGTAATTCGTATTGACCATTTATATAAAGAAAAATACCTCTCATATTAGCAAGAAGCTCTTTAGCATTATCCATTACATTTTTATTAGTATCTAAATAACCATTACAATGAAATCTTTTAACTTTACCTAATTCAGTACCAACAACACCTGAATAATTGCTAGTAAAATAATCGTTTACATAAACAATCCACTCTTGAGACGTATCATAAAACTGATTAGTTTTAACATCTGTAATCTCTACACCATCAAGAACTTTAGTGCTACTAGCATCGTATAAATCTATAATGTCACTAACTTTATTTTGCCACCATTGAGTATTTGCAGAAGCACCACTAATAGTAAAAAAGTTATCGCCACTATTTGCACTCCATGTAAGTGATTGTGCTGAACCATTAAAATATGGTTGGTCTACTAATGTCTCGCAAATAGTAGCTGCTGTACCAAAAGTGGTAAAATTAATTTGTGAGTTTGTTAATCCCTTGCCGTAATCATTGTCACGAATAAAATCGAGGAAACATAAAGCTGGATTATTTCCTATAACTTTGCCTGTACTATCTGTATATGCTGTTTCACCACTTCTAGGGTCATAAATTCTTTTACCTTTAACTTGTACTGTTAGTTGTGGTACACCTCTGAACATTCCCTCAGTATCAAACTTATAGTGTGCTGAAATGTAACAAACACCATCTAACCTATGTGCTGAAGTCCAATTAGGCATAGATGCAACCAGCATTGGGTCTGCTGTTTGTGATGATGCTCCATGATGCAAGTTAAATGTAATTCTATATCTTGATGTTGGACTAGTACCAAATCCACCAGCACCAGCACTAATAGTTGAACCTACTTGAGAAGCACTATTTAAAGCTCTATGACCTGAGTATCCACTTTCACCATTTCTATCAGAACCAATATAACTACCATATTTAAATCTTTTAGGGTCTGTTAATGGATTACCATCTAATTCAATAGTTCTACCAAGTATTTCATCACATTCACCTACTGATAAAGCATAAACTACAAACAAGTGCCTTGAATCGTTATCAGACACATCCATATACACAACTTGTGCTCCAACCCTTCTTGTACCATATATAACAGGAATCTTACCACCAGCAGAAGTTTTGTTAGCTAAGATGTCTTGACCTTTAGCCATCATCTGTCTAGCTTGCATGTAGCCTTTTACACCTACTACTAGTGTTGCTAAATTAACAATATTAACTATTGTTTTTAATACTTCACTTGCTTCGTATGTAGCTTTAGCCCATCTAAAAAACTGAAATACTTTATCAAGCATTTAGACACCCCACCTTACATCTGATTTTACTTGAGTAGCAAATTCCATACCTCTATCGCCTGAACTAAATGCTTGTTGTGAATCTTCAGAGAAATGTCTACCCTTAGTTAAATTCCAATTTGCCCAATGACTTGCAACAGTCATAGATAATGTAGATTCATTTATGCTTTCTGCAATTGCAATATTTCTAATTTGTCCAGTAAAATAATTTATTGCACCTATAATAGTTTCGCCTGAAAAATAAGCTAAATAAATATCTACTGTTTTATCTGTAAAAGAACCATCTTGTACTAAAGACCTGACTTGGTCGGTGATATTAGAGAAACCTATATTAATTTCATTAACTTGTAATTGACCTGTTTCAGTTGTTGAATCGACTGTTAAGAAAGAACCACCAGCTTCATAAGTGTTTGAATCATAGGTTACATTAGTATACCAATCAGTTAATCTAATAGTTGAAGATAAATTAAGTTCAACTAAAAATGCCATCTTTGTTGCTTCTGCTGATACTTGAGTTTGTAAAGCAGAAGATAAACTTCTAGGCATTAGGTTATAACCTCTCTAACATCAAATGAAATGTTATAGAAACCACTAGCATCTGTTGAATACATAATTTCATTAGACTCAAGATAAACAGTAAAGCTAGGTTTATTAACAGTAATTGATTCGTTGTTTGCTAGAGATGCTACAAGTGGTGGTGATATAGTTACTGTTGCAGCACCGCCTGATGCGTTAGCATCTTCTGCAATCATATAAACTTTAGAATGATTTGCAAATTTAATCAAATCTCCAGCCTTTAAAGCTCCTGTTGTTTGTGAAAATCCATCAGCAGCAATTTGGGTATTTCCTACTGCAAATGTATTTGTGGTTAAAATATCTGTCTCATCTTTGCTTGCACCTAAATTATCTAATGGTGCTTGTATAGTAAAGTCCCCAAAAGAACCTTTTTGTTTTTGTAAAAATGCAAATACTTCTTGAGCCTTTTCTTGTTGTAAAGGTGGCATTTGCACTGTAAAAGAAAAATATTGGCTACCTATTTGTCTGACTTGTCTTTTACCTGATAAGGTTTGATTCAATAAAGTAGGTCTATTATCTTTAAAATTTAAACTTCTAAAATTGGGAGATGTTGGAAATTGTCCTGACATTATACGACTCCCATTTTGCCTTGATTATTCATGGCATTGTTTATGATTGATGTTATCAATCCTTTTCTTGATGCTAGTAATTGATCAAATCCAGCAGCATCTACTGTTGAAATATTAAAGTTGACTGTAGCTCCCATACCTTGACCTTTAGTATGGTCGATAACAGTTTCATTAGGATGTAGTATTGCAGGGAATCCACCTCTACCATCTATACCGCCTGCTCTTGCACCCATACCTGTAAAACCACCGCCTTCGTTTGATGGTATTGTTGTAGGTATGCTTAAACCTGATGTATCTATTTTGGGTTTAAAAAAACTACCAAATGATGCAAACATTTTATCTATTACTAATTTTTGTACTGCTATTCTAATTAACTCTCTTACTATAGATGTAGCATAATCTTTAAATGATGCTTTTCCTTTTTCTAAGAAATCCATAGTCAACTGAGTTAATCCATCGTATGACTTTTTAAACACACCCTGCATTTCTTCTTGCATGGTTTTGATATTAGTAAAGAAATCTTTATAACCTCTTTCAGCATCCATTAAGAATTGTTCTAGTGCTGTTAATGGTGTAAACCCTGTTCCACCTTCATCGCCTTTTGCATTAGGATCTCTGCCAAGTAATAAATCCATAAAAGAAGGTATTTTTATTTTTTTAAAAACTGCATTAGTTCTCTTTTCTATTTTTTTACCTAAAGCAGCTATTTCTGCATCAAGCTCTTTGTCTTTTTCTTTGAAACTAATCATTTTTTGCAGTTCTTTAAATTTAATTTTGAATCTGTCAATCATATTTGGCAGCATTCTTTTAAAGACTTCTTGAAAAACTGTGCCTATTTCATTTCTAAATATATAAGCAGCAGAGAGTACAGCAGCAAAACCGCTTATTAAAGCAATAACTGGATTTGCTCTCATTGTTGCATTTAGTGCAACAAAACCTAATCTCAATTTATTTACAGCTAAAAGCGTACCAGCCAAAACTGGAATTAATATAAAGTCCAAGTTTTCTGCAAATTTATTTACTACAGAAGCAAAAGTTGAAAAACCATTAGTGGCTTTTTGCACATCACCAACAATAAATTGAAAGTTATTTCTTAAAGCTACACCAGCCTGACCTAGTGTCATGGGCATCTCTTTAATTTGCTCATTAGTTTCTTTCATGCCAGCAATAAGAATTGGCATTACAACTTCGGCTGTTAATTTTCCAGCATGACCAAACTCTCTAAGCTCACCAATAGTTTTACCCAAACCTTCGGCTAACATCTTGGTAAGAATTGTGTTGTTTTCCATTACTGACCTAAGCTCATCACCTCTTAAAGCACCTGAGGCTAAACCCTGTGCTAACTGTCTAGCAGAGTTATTTGCCTCTTGAGCATGAGAACCAGCAATAATAAAGGTATTTGCCACTGTTTGCGTAGCATCAGCAACATCTTTTTGCGTTGCACCTAAATGATCTGTGGCTAGTGCAAGTCTAGTATATAACATAGCAACTGCATCAAAATCTGATCTTGAATCAGATGCAATTCTTCTCATGTGATCCATAGCTATTGCAGTTTTTTCAGCACTACCAGTTAAGGCATTCATTCTATTTTCAACGCCTATCATGACGTTAGCAGCATTAACTATTTCTCTAACACTAAAAGCAGCAACAATAGTATTTCTCAGACTTGCTAAAGCCTGATTCGTACTATTAATGTTTTTCTTAAAACTATTAACCGCTTTAGCAGATTTATCATTTCCAATAAAATTAAAATGAATATCTGACTTAGTTAGAGCTGCCATTCTTTTCTTCCTTTATTTCAAGATAAGCTAACCATCCTTGAAACTCCTCAACTGTCATTTCTTCAATTTCAGCTAAAGTTTTGTTTAGTTTTTCAGCTAGTGCATATTTTATGTATAGCTGCTTATCTTCAATTACTTTTTTTTAACTTCTTCCTGCGAAACATTATTCATCATTTCACTAGAAACTCTTATTAATACATCTCTATCAACCCTCTCCAATAAGGTTTTCTTATCAGCGATAGTAAATAACTTTTCTCCAGCTTCATCTAATGCTTTATAAATTAAAACATAAGCTAAAAGCTGTACGTCATCATCTTGAGCTAGTTTCATAAATTTAGAAGTCTCTGAAAGAGTTATTGGTTTGCAATAAATCTTTAAAGGACTATCTTCATCCTCACCCCATTCAGGGACTTCTATAATTCTAGTTTCTAGGCTATCAAAATGCTTCTTTGCGTTATCTATAACTGACATTTTCTTATACTGTAGTTTGTGTTAATGCACCAGTTCCTTGAACTGAAACACTAGCTTCAACTAGACCATCAAATGATCCACTTCTTGTTACACCAGTAACAATAGCTGAACCAGCATAATAAGTATCACCTGATGCGTCTCCTTCAGGATATACATTAAGAGTTACTTCTGAACCAATGGTTAAAGCACCCTGACCACTAGTATCAGTCTCATCCCAAAATACATCTATACTTCCTGAGAAAGAAGTCAATGATGATTTATAAGTTCTAGCAGAATCACCCATTGAAGTATCTTCTAAAGTATCAGCAGTTTCCTCAAGTGAGTATGATCTAATTTCAGCTACAGCATTAGAACCGACTTTTACAGTTCCTTCACTTCCTTTATGTGTTGCCATTTTCTACCTCGTCTTTCGACTTTTTCTTAGAAGAAGATTTAATTTTATCTTGCGAATGGACTGCTTCCTCTTTCCAACCCATATTCAATAAAGACTCAACCTTAGAAGGGTGAGCTTTTATAGAAACCTTACCATTTGGACTAATCATTTTCATAATTTGTCTCCTGTTAAACTGCTACGTCAGGATTAGTTTCCTTGACATAATAGTTAGTTAAAAATGTGAGAGATACATAACCCAGTGGTTTTTCTCCCTCTCCGTTAAACTCTATTTCTGTTGATTCTAAATAGCAATCTTTAGCTAATCCATCTAAAGTTCTATCTGCTGCTATTGCTTCTTCAACTTCTTTTGATATTGTATCAATAGTATCATCAAAGTCACTAGTAGCTTTTGCATATCCTTCTACTACCACTGACAATTCTCTACTCATAACTCTATCAGTACCTATAACTATTGGTTCAGATGTTTCTGACTTAGTATAGATAACTAATGCTGGTACTGTTTCTAATGGATAAACCCTAGACTCATAAACTCTTGAACCAGTTGTAGTTAAACCAGTTAAGGTAGTTCCAAACTTTTCTCTTATTTGTTGTCTTATGTGATTTGCCATTATATTTCCTCTAACATTAATGCACTAAAACCTGTTCTATCTGCTTGTATATTAACAACAGTATAACTTTGTGCTGCTTTGAGTATATTACCATTTGTATCTTTTATTGCAGATATATCTAATCTATTTCCAAATGCAATATTTGGTACATCTATGGTTCTGCAATAGGCTATTGGTTTTAATGCTTCTACACCAATACCTTCTTCTTGTTCTACATATTCATTATTTAGAATCACATTAATTGTTGTAGAAGTACCATTGTTTGTATAAACAGCAGAAACACCATGACCAAAATTAATATCTAAATATCCAGCCATATCTAATTCAGTTTCTAATCTAAATTGAGACATTATTGCTCCTCTAATACTACTGAAATCAAACCCGTATTATCAGGCTCTACTGTTTTTATTAAAAAGGTTGTTTCAGGCTTTAAAACACTACCTTGGTCGGTTGTTATTGCATCAACAATCAATTTATTGTTTTGAGATATGCTGAAATCATTTGAAAATTTTAAAATTGCTCTTGGTTGATAACCAGCAACAGGAACAGTTCCACCTTCTATATTAAAATATTCTTGGTCAATAATAGTATCTACACTTATAGATAATCCTGAATCAATATCAGCAAGGGTATCTATTAATGGTAAGGTATCCCATAAAGCGGTAACGTCAAAGAAAGTAGCAGTAACACCATGACCTGTTGTTGTATCAACATAGGCGTTAAAATCTAATGCACTCTCTAAAGGCATGATTTATTTTTTAGCTCTAGTTTTAGGAGCTTTTACTTTTGAAGTTTCTAAACCTACGCTTCTATCTTGTTTTTCAGCTTTAGGTTTAGCTGTATGAACTTCAGCTTTGCCATAACCACATAAAGCATGACCTTCATGCTCAGGTAGTTCAACTATATCACCAGCATGTACTTTAGAACCGCCAGCCATTGTATCTGTTAAGATTTTATATTTTTTCATATTTAAGTTGGGGGTATTACTACCCCCATTCCATTTAAGCATCAGCTAATTAGTCGGATGATTTACAGAAAGATACTGCGTGTCTTACAGCAACATCAACAGTTTGTAGAGCAACAATTCTTACTCCACCTGAAGTTGATAAAGCATAAGGATCAACAGTAATATCTAATCCACCATACATACCAATTAATAGGTCTGCAAAATTACCAAAGTAGAAATCACCACTTGTTACTTGATTACTTCTGATTACATTATAGCCATTCATGCTATTGTCAGGAGAAACAACAAATTGAGCA